TTATGACTAAATCTTCAATTTTCTTATTATCCATATTAATATATATTATATTATTATATTATTTTAATATAGATATTTTTTAAAATTTATATTTATTTATTATTAAGAATATATATATTATTATGTCACTTAATTTACAAATTATCGATGTATCTGAAAAAGATATCGATTGGAAATATCATATTATGTTATTTTGTATTGATGATGATAGTAATTCTTATTGTATGAAAGTTAAAAATTATAATCCATTTTTTTATATAAATTATAAGAAAGAATATCATATTTCTGATATGAATGATATTAAGGTAAATCCAAGATCTAAAAATGATTATTATAAAACATTAAAAGGTAATACTACAAAAATATCTTTTGAATATTATAAAAAATTAGATGAATATCAAGAAAAAAAACAAAAATATCTTAAATTAGAGTTTGATTCTCTTAGAAAGTTTGGTATTGTTAAAAAAGCATTTGAAGAAACAGTTGATATTCATGGAGAACAAGTAAAATTTCAAAGATATGAATCTAATATTAATCAATTTTTAAGATTTTTTCATATTAAAGATATTAATTTATGTAAATGGATTAATATTGAAAAATCAGATTTAGAAGAATCTAGTGGTTTTTCTAAATGTAAATATGAATATGAAGTAGATTTTAAAGATATTCATCCTAGTAATATTAATAAAATTGGTCCTATAAAAGTTTTAAGTTATGATATTGAATGTACTAGTTGTGATGGTAGTTTTCCTCAATATTCAAGAAAATCTGATGAAATTATTCAAATTGGTAATACAATGGAAGTTTATGGAAAAGATGCAGATGTAAATTTTATAATTTCATTAAAAAATTGTCAACCGATTGATAATTGTGAAGTTATAAATTGTAAAACTGAAAAAGAATTAATTCAAAAATGGTGTGAAAAAATTAATGAAATAGATCCTGATATTATTACTGGATATAACATATGGGGATTCGATTATCAATATATTTATGAAAGAGCAAAATTTTATTTTGATATTGATGAAGTTTTAAATATTAGTCGTATTGAAGATTTATCACAATCAAATTTTCGTGATAATGAAAAAATTTATATTATTAAACATTTATCTTCTTCTGCTATGGGTGATAATGAATTAAAATATCTTAATACTGCTGGTAGAATTAATATTGATTTATTAAAATATGTTCGTGATAATAAAAAATTAGCTTGTTATAAATTAGATTTTGTAGCTGAAGAATTTATTGGTCAAAATAAAAATCCTGTTACACCAAATCAAATTTTCGATTGGTATCGTGAAGGAAAACCAGAAAAAATCACTGAAATTGCTAAATATTGTATTCAAGATTGTAAATTAGTTAATAAATTAGTTAATAAATTATCTGTTATTGAAAATTCAGTTGGTATGTCTAATACATGTTGGATTCCTCTTAATTATGTTTTTACTCGTGGTCAAGGTATTAAAGCACAATCTTTAGTTTTAAAAGAATGTAGTACATTAGGATATATTTTACCTCATAAACCTAAAATTGAAGGTAGTGGTGATTTTAAAGGAGCTACTGTTTTAACTGCTAAAAGTGGCATTCATTATTATCCAGTTTCTGCTTTAGATTTTGCATCTCTATATCCTTCATGTATGATTTCACATAATCTTTGTATTTCTTCTTTTATTACTAAGAAAAAATTAGATAAATATATTAAAAAATATAATTGGGGTATTGATAAATATAGAGAAGTAAAATGGGATGAAACTGATAAAGAAACTGGTATTACTTCAACTAAAACTTATTATTATGTACAACCAGATAGAAAGAATGGTAAACCAATTGATTCTGAAAGAGCTGTATTGCCTCAAATTGCAATGAAATTATTAAATAAAAGAAATGAAACTAAAAAATTAATGAAAAAAGAAAAAGATCCTTTTAAAAAATCTATTTATGATGGTTTACAATTAGCTTATAAAATTACTGCAAATTCTATTTATGGTCAATTAGGTTCTACTGTTGGTGCTATTGGTAAATTAGAAGTAGCTGCTACTATTACTACTTGTGGTAGACAATTATTAGAATTAGCACAAAATTTCACTTTACAACATTATGAAGGTTCTGTTGCTATTTATGGTGATACTGATTCTATATTTATGAAATTTAATTTAAAGGATCATACTAAATGTTGTCCTTATCATCAAAAAAATATGCATAAAAGAATTAAAAAATATCATGAAATTAAAAATGATCTTTGTGAAAAAATGATTGAAAATAATGAAAAATATTCTCATTCTAGAAAAGCAGAAGCTATGATGTTTAAAACAGATTTTAGATTATATAATAAATGTGATTGTCCACAAGTTAAAGATTTGATGAGTGAAAACGCTTTAAAAAAAAGTATTGAATTTGCATGTGAAGTTGATAGAATTATTACTGATTTATTACCTGATCATAAGGTTTTTGTTGATGGTAAGCAAGTTGATGGTTGTCAACAATTAGAATATGAAAAAACTTATCTTCCATATATTTTATTTACTAAAAAACGATATGTTGGTAAATTATTTGAACATAAAACTAATCTTGAGAATGATTGGTATTTAGATTATAAAGGTATTGCTTTAAAAAGACGAGATAGTGCTATTATTGTTAAAAAATTCTATAAAAATTGTTTATATAAAATTATGGAAGGCAGTAAAAAAAATGCATTAGATTGTTTAGAAAAAGATTTAAATAATTTAATGAATAATAATGAAGTTAAAATGTATCCAATTGAAGATTTTATCTTATCTAAAACTTTAAAATCTATGAGTAAATATAAAATGGATAAAAAAATTTTACAATCTATTCTTATTTTAAATAAAATTTTACAATTAAAGACTATCTTAAATAAAAAAGATATTGATTCTGATATTGTTGATAAAATAATTGATAATAATCCTTTAAGATCAAAATTTATTAAAAAAACTTGTTTTGAAACTTGCAAACATATTAAATATGATGGGAAAACTGGTAATAAAATTTTATCTTTTAAAATGAATTGTGAAAAGTGTAATACTAATATTAAGGATACTTTTGGTATTAATCAATTATTAGATTATTTAAATGATACATATAATTCGAAAGTTGTTAAAAAAGAAGATAGAAATATTTATAAGTTATCTAAATTAAAAACTTATCGTTTTAATAAAAAAATATTATTTGATAAAAAAATTATTGATATTATTGATTTATTAGCAGAATATTATAAAAATGGGAATACAAAAATATTAATTCGGATAAAAAATGTTTTAAAAAAAATTTATATTTCAAAAATTAATACTGAAATTGTATTTTATAATCTAAGAAAAATTAGTCAACCACATGTTATTTTAACTGAAAAAATGACTATTCGTGATCCAGGTAGTGCTCCTCAAATTAATGATCGTATTCAATATTGTTTTATTAAAGTAAAAGGTGATTCAAAAAAAATGTTACAAGGTGATCTTATTGAAAATCCAGATTATATTGTAGAAAATAAAATTTCATTAGATTATAATTATTATATTGAAAAACAAATTAAAAATCCTTTATTACAATTATTTGAACATGTTGATGAAGATAAATCTAAAAAAATATTTAAAAACATTCAAAATCTTAATAAAAATAAATTAGCTGGACAAACAAATATAATGGATTTTTTTCATTAAAAAAATAAAATCATAATATATACAAATGAATTTCGAAAAATTAAAAAATTTTTTAAAAAAAAATTATAAAAAAATAATTGTTGCTTGTTTAATTTTTTGTTTAGTTTCAAATAAAGCATATGAAAAATTCACAGTTAGTGAAGCATTAGATGGTATGAAAGCAACTGAAAAAAAGGTAAATGATGCATTTAGTAAAGTTGATAAAGATAACGTTTCCTTTGACAAAAACGTATCGATGAATAAACATTTAGATATGAAAAACAATATTGCTTTAAATAAAAACCAAATAAGATTAGCATCTGTATCAGATGCTAATCATGTTATATTTTATAATAAAGATGTTGATGGTCCTGAAATTAAAGGTTATAAAGGTATATCATTAGCTACTGTTGAAGGTGGTGTGAAAAGAGTTGTAGAAATTAAAAAAGATTCTATGAAGGTTAATGGTAAAATATGTATTGGGGGAACTTGTATAGATGAAAGTCATTTACAAATGTTAACTGGTGCACGCGATGTATATATCTTATCACAGAAAAATAAAAAATATTTACAAAATGGTAATTTCACATCAAATGTGAAAGGTTCAGATCACAGTCATAATTTAAGTGCAGTTGGTGAATTTGATGGAAAAATAAAAGGTGGTCATGAAAAAATGAGACTTCACAAATAAATAAAATTGATTCTTATATAATTTATAACTTTAAAAATTATCCTTTGCTATATTTTTTAAAATTTAATTAAATAATTTAGTAGATTACCATATATCATTATGAATAATATTTCAACAGATTGCTTTTCAATCATTTTACAAAATTTAAAATGTCAAGATATTGACAATTTAAAATGTTCAAATAAACAAATTCATAATGATTGTAAAGAATTATCAATAATTTATAAAAATACAAAAATCCAAGAAATATGGGGAAAAGAAATTTTTAAAATTATTTATAATACAACAAATTTACATCAAAAAGATAATTATAAACTTTTTTTAAATAAGAATAAAATAAATACAATTAAAAAAGTGTTAGAAATGTTTTATTATGATTTTATTTTCAATGATTCAACACTTACATCAAAAAAATTTATTGAAATTTATAGTTTATATTTTAATCAATCTGTAAAAAATCATAGTAATAAAGATATTTTATATGAACACCGAAAAGAATGTTTATTAAAAATGTTTAAAAAAGATGAAATTGTAACAGAAAATCGTAAAATTAAATTATTATTTGGTGTTAGTTCATATATTAATCGTTATCATATTCTTTTAGGGAGAAGAGTAACATATGATGAATTTATTTCAGATTTAAAACAAGATTAATATATTAATTTTTTAAAAATGAATATAGATTATGGACTCAAAAGTATTTTGAGAAATATTATATATAATAATTATATAATATTTTTATGTCTAATTTAATTTTAAGTTTACAAGATGGTTTATCTCAGACTGAAATTTATAATGATATTAAAAATCAAGAAATTATTAATTTAATTGACGAATATAATGATAATCCCAATGATTTTATTGATTATAAAAATTATTTTAATGAAAAATGTATTGAAGATTATAAAACTTTCTTAGTTTCTAATATTATTAATAGTATTGAAAAATC